CTCTCTGAGTAAATTGCCCACAATCAGAACATTTTATGTTTTCTTTGGCTGTCATTCGTCCTCCGCATACACAATATCATACAAATGATCTCTATAGGACATAGCTTCTGCGTGTTTAGGATGAGTGTTATCAAATAAGGCTTCGTTATACTTATGACTCGTATCCTTTAACATGGCAGATATTTCAATCTTGGCTGAATCACCATCAATTGAACCTGAATCCTTACCCGCCCCACCCATATCTGGCTCACTAAAAGCCTTACCGATACGGTTGAGGAACTTAATCATTGCTACATTATTAGTAACACCTGTCTCATTTACAAACGCTTTCAGGTCATCATCAGCAAAACGGTTAAACGCCCGTCTAGAAACTGCCAATTCTTTAGCATACTCTGACGGCCCCCACTCTTTCTTGAGTGCAGATTCAGCATCTACTTTAGCTTGTTGCATAGCTGCATCACTGTTAATTTGACCATCTGTTTCAATCGTATTGTAAAAATTAATAGCTGCCTGTGCTTGTTTATTCGTCAAGCCTGAAGCGTGAGCTTCTTTTAAAAAGGATTGTATAACTTCTTGTGGGTAGCTGTCACTAGGTAAATCAATAGAATACTTTTCCGGTGACTCTGGCCTACCAATTTGATTGTAGAATGAATTAACATCCTCCTCAGTAGAGTCGTCTGTAGGGACTTTAACCCTAGAGCCAACTAGCTTTTGTAGTTCCACATAAGAATTGCCCAGTGAACCTACGTCTTTAAACTTAGATAATGTATCGTTACCCTGCAAATCTTCTGACAAATATTGAGTCTGCCATGTGTCCTCTTTGACCTCTGCTACTGTATCAATGAGGTTGTCGCTTGTCACGGCCTCGGTTTCTTCTAACATACTAGCTCCTTGTAATCAGACTTTAACTTCTGCCTGTTGTGTTGGGTTACTGTCTCTGTGCTTGTAAGCATAAATTTGTGCTTTCAATCCTAACACTAATCCCCTACCCCCTTCATTAAAGTAGGTAGAGTATGGATCGTTAGGTTCTGCTGACAGTTGGTTTACGTATACATCCTCTAAAAACTGTAGTACTTTTTCACCATAAGTTCCAGTGAATGTTTTTGCAATTGCTTCTCTAATCTGATCCAGTTCGTTATTGGACTGGGAACGCATCGGCACCTCCTAGTGCTTTAACCATTGGGGCTGCTCTACCTGCACCTTCCGCAACCTGTGAGGCTTGTGCTAATTGTTCTTGCATTGCCATCTTCTCTTGTCTGTCTGCTCGTAACTGAGCTACTTCCTCTTCAGATCGCATAACAGCAGCCGGGACAGCCATACGATCCCCAATAATTTGTAACGCCTCATCGACATTAATGTTATCAAGAACTTCAGGTGCAAAACCCGCCATGTTTGCAGCAACACCCAACCATCTTTGTATTGCAGTAACGTCTTGTATCTTTTGATTCTTTGCCATCTGTCCAACGTAAGATACCTCAATTTCGTCTAATTCAGCAAGTTCAGGTGGTGCCGGGGGTAGCGCACCAGCCCGATTGAGCAAACCAAAGCTACGTAATATAAGCGGTGTAAGCACCTCACTTTCAAACCTAGCGACTGTAGGCCCAAGTAGATTTTGAATTTGTTCTCGTACTGTAGCAACTTCTTCGGCAGTCATGTTGAGCTTTTCAGGTAGCACCAATTGATCTGCTAAGAAAATGCCACGTATAGACTTCTTTAGTTCATTAGCTTTCAGGGATGACAAATCAATGCGCCCCTCAAAACGTAAGAACTTGAAACGCTCCGGTTCTCTGGAGTAGTTAATTGCTGAAGGAGTCATACGAAAGGTACCAATGATACCTTGATCCGGTGCAATCAACGGTGGGTGAACAGCCATAGCCAGCCCTTTAAGTTCGAGTTCTCGAATCTTATTGAGCGTCTTTATATCTGGCATGGCAATGTCAGCAGGACTTCTGCCCCATAGTTCGCCTGATGCCTTTTCAAATCGACCGATCACATACGGTAGCTCATCAAAACCACTGGTTCTGACAACAGTTTTAGAATCATAATGTATATCTAGTGCTGCATATTTCTTGTCTTTAGAGTCTACGGAGTTCGCCCTGTAGTCTTCACTAGGCAAAACAACCCGCACAAACGTAAACTTAGAGTCAGGAGATTCTTTAACTGCTTTCTTAATGGAGTCAGGTAATCTTTTACTACCAAACATCTGTTTTGCTTGCCTTGCAGTAAAGATGTACTCCCAGAATACAGTATCCGGCTTACCACGTTTATCCTCTGAAAAAACAAACTGGCCTGTCGGTATAGAAGTAAAAGCTAAACCACCAAAATTTTTCTCTGGAGCATCATTCTCTTCAAGCAATAAATTGATTGTACCAAAAGAGGTAAAGTCTAAAAACGACTCCCCTATAGCAGTATAGAAGTTACTTTCGTGCATACTGTAAAACATACTTTCAGTAACATCATGGAACCATCGTTTGACACTTGGCTCACGATTCAATGCGTATAGTTCATGCCCTGAAGGAATAGACAAACCAAACCATACTGTAGACTGAGGTACTAATGCTTGCTGCATGGACATAGCCATAATACGGCTGGCCTCTGGTGCAGAAGAATCAAACATTTTATTAGTATGACGTTCTCCTGCGATATGGTGTGAACTGTCAATTTGTTGCTTGCGTGGTCTAATGTAGTCACGGACATCACGGAAAAAAGGCTCCCAAAGAATACGGTCACTCTTTAGTATCTCATACCGTTTCATTAAATCGTTTGCTACAGACATACTATGCTCCTAACAATGTTTTTTGATCCATAGCACCACTACCTAGTAAACCAGAAGCATCAGCAGACCGATCAGCAGTCTTACCGAATTTAATACGTCCGGGTTTAATAGAGGCTTCGCTAGTACGCCTGTCAAAAAATTGGGTTGGGTCTGCTTTGAGTTTCTTAGCAGTAATGGATTTGTCTGACTGGTAGTTTGCTAGTATTTTGTTTGGTGTAGCTCCGGGGCTAACGCCCGTAAAGTATCTACCAGTAGCAGCCTGATGTTTGGATTGCTCAGGATTGTCATACATGAAATCAATGAAATCACTGACTCCCTGTACTCTATATTTTTCGTCTGATATAGACTGTAGGCGTTGTCGCTCTTGATCCTGCTGGCGTTGTATAGCTGCATAATCTATTCTAGGGCCACCACCACCTTTGCAATCTGCAAAACGAAACAACTTGGACAGTATATCTTCAAGCCCGTAATCACGTTCTATTGTCATACCTACTCCTTTATTCACTTAGCAGCCCTTTAGTCGAGCTTGTGCCTATTTTTTTAGGTGTTACAAATAAATTAGGTTTAAATATTTCTTGGTCTTCTACTGTACCCACTCCTAACGCACCACCAATATTGGTAATCGTAGATTCCCTAGTATCTGTAGTTGCCAAGCGTTGAAATTTTCTCCGCTTTTCCTCATCTAGTTTAGCTTGAGTCACTTGCGGTATTTCAGGCAGGGCAGCTTTATCAGGCAAGTACTCCGCTTCTGTAGGCGGTGCCTGTATTACTGGTGCTGGCATTGCTGGCATTGCTCCCTTCCCACCCATACTTTATCTCCTACTGAAATACATCGTAATCCGCTACTGCGCTGTCTTGCATTACAGTAACATTTAAATAACCTGCTTCAAAGCCTAAAGCACAAGTAGCTAACGCATCAAAACCATGCGATGCCCAGTTATGTAAGGGTCGATTCTTATAACAACCGTTCTTATCATCCCATTCCTTACGGTAATTCTTTAAACAAGTCAAGCCCCGCCCACATTTAGTCTCATCAAAGTAGTACTGTGGGAATAACGCACGAACACTTTCAATTTTGTCCATTACATCATTAGGCCTTGGTACTGTTTCAAAAATTAAGCCTTGTTCTCTAGCAAATTCTTTACGGGTTTTACCAATAGTGAAGTCTCTAACCTCAATATCATGTGGTGCAAGGTGCTTGCCATATCTATAATCCCTCTGTTTGAGTAGATTAATGTAGTGGGTCAAGCCCTCGTCTGAATTTTCATAGTAATCAATAAATCTTACGCAGTCTTGGTGTATCTGGAAAAACCAAATACAGGTTGTATCGTTAATACCCAAATCCCAAGCTGTGTGTACAGGTAATCTACGAATATACGGTATGTCATCAATCCTCCGATCTACGTAGGCAGACTGAATGTGCCTAGAAAGGTAAGCCCCTTCAATGCTCTGCTCAAAAGCTTCTTTAGCAGTAGTAGGGTACTCACGTTTTACATCATCCCCTAACTCTGACAACTTCTTAGAGTACCAAGATTTTTGTGCCTTGGTAAATGTTTCGTCTAAGTCTAAGCTTTGCTTTTCAAAATACGTTTCTACATCTGGTGGAACTGGTGCAGTAGTTTCTAGCTTGTAAGCTTTCTCTTTATACCACGGGAAGAAGAAAAACCTGTAGTCCATAGTAGTTAATTCTTTGTGGGCTAGGTTATCAAGCTCTGCATCACGGCACTTAGTAAAGAAGTCACCTTCATTACCCATAGCCGTAGACTCCATTGCTAACAAAGCATCTCTAGGCAAAGTTTCAATACTACCAGTGCGTACTTCTCTAGCTTTCTCAGGTTCTTTCGCACATATCTTACCGTACTCAGTGATTAGCAACTGACTGAGGGTACCAGAACGCATAGACGTAGACACACGAAAGGCCGATCCATT